GAGGCCTCGGTGGCGAAGTCGTCGAACCCGGCGTCCGTCAGCGCTTGCCGAATCTGCCGCCGCAGGGCGATGCCGCGTGCGGCCTGCACGGTGGCCGTGCGGTCACCGGCAATGGCGCGCGCCAGAATCGGTTTCAGCGCCGCGTCAGCCTTCCGCATGATGTCGGCCAGGCTCTGCGCGAAGCCAGCCGAGAGGCGCTCAGCCCGCGCGGCGATGCTGACTCCCGCGCTTTCAGGCGTTGCCATCGGGCGGCGTCATCTCCTCGTCGTCTTCGTCCTCGATGTCGGTGTCTTGCGTGTCGAGCCGCGCCGTCAGCGCCGTCATGGCGGCAGTGCGACGCTGCGCGGGTGTCTCCACGGGCGTGGCCGTGATGTCGTCATCAATCTGCTGGAGCGTGTCCATATGGACGTCTGGCAGCACCGCCCGGGCGGCGCGCTTGCGGATTTCGCCGGTGGCCGTCTGGCCGAGGTCCAGCGCCATGGCATCGGCAAACTGCTTGATGACCTTTTCCAGATTCAGCGTGTCGAACTGGTCAGGCCAGCGGATGGTCAGTTCGTCGGCCGCTTCCCACCGGTCAGCTGCGTCACCGTAGGCGGCACGATAGACCAGCCGAGTCACAAACTCGTCTACGCGCTGGAGTTCGTCCGCGAATCCGGCCAACTGCTGGTTGAGGTCTTCGCGTTTGATTTGCCGAGAGTCCGCAGACTCAGCCCCGCGTCCGTCCGACTCCCACGGCAGCACGCTCAGCCGGTAAATCGTGCGCTGGAGCCGGTCCATGTGGTCGTGGTAGGACTGGACGTTCGTATTGTCCGGCGACAGCATCTGCGCCGAGTTCGTCGTGAACAGGATATTGCCCGTGCCAGACTGCTGGCCGATGAGTTCCTGCTCCTTCTGCACCCCGCCAGGCGTCTCGCCAATCGGCACGTTCAGGATTGAGAACGTCTGCTTGCGGAGCAGTTCGCGCGTCTCGCTGATGAGGTTGTAGAGGTCGATGTAGAGTTGCGGGTCACCCAGCACCGAGCGCCCCACAAACGGCGTCAGCGCGCGGCGGCGGGCATACATCACAAACGCAGGCACCACGCCGAAGTCGTGCGTGCCAGAGGCAATCTCCTTGCCCGACCGGTTCAGCAGTTTCCAGCCTTCGGCGTCCACTACGCGCACTCGGACGTCCACGCTGTAGGCCGTCGAGGTCTTCGCGTAGCTTTCTCGCGGCACGGCTTCCAGAAACTTGACGCTCACCAACCGGTTGTTATCGTCCACCAGCCAGTCAATGACGTCGATGGGCGTATACCAGCGCACATACGCGCGGCGCGGGTCATCCGGCTGCACGTCGACGTAGCCCCAGAGATGGCCAAACGCGGCGCACGGCCCCCACGCCTCTTTGAGCAGGTCGTTCCAGTTCGTGCCGTTGCCGTCCGCGTCATTCCAGAACAGCTCAATGGGGCGCTGCACGGCCACCGTCGGCGCGTTCGGCCCGAAAGACCGCTGCGGTTTATTGCGGAACAGTGCCCCGCTCAGTTGCTCAATGAGCGTCGACGCGATGTTCTCGTAACGCGCCAGCTTGCGCCGTTCCTTAAGTTTCGGGGACGGCTTCGACGGGTTGGCGTTGACCTCAAACCGCAGGAGCTGCCCGCCGTCGCCAAACACCGGCGAGGAGTGGTCGAGCCACTCGCGCGGATGGGCAATCAGGTAGGGCTTGGTGTCGTCGAGAAAGCCCCCCGCGCCTTCGTAGACGTCGAGGAGTTTGACCCAGACGTCGCGCCACCGCAGGTAGAGCGGATGCACGACACCGATAACAGAGGACGGCGCACCAAGCGGCGCTGATGCTGGGATAGCCACGGGTTCATTGTGCGTGGCGCAGTGGCCAGAATCAAGGCGCAACCCCTAGATTATGGGTTGCGCGGCGTCAATGTGACCACAAACTGACAGCCTAGCCCTTCTGCAATCTGCACCAGCACCGACAGGCGCGTGTTTTTGAGGGTCATGACGCGCCCGACTGTGTTCTCGCAGACCCCGGCCAACGCGGCCACTTGCGCGTAGGACATCCGTCGTTCGCGGATGATGGCGTCAATCTGCGAGGCAATCGACTCGCAGACTTCTTCCGTGGCGCGCTGCATCAGTGGCATGGTGTAGTGGCCTCATTTGGCCAGAGGGTCGGTTGTGCGGGCGGGTCGTTTTGCGTGGGCGTCGTGCCATCAATCCGCGCCTGCGCCAGCGCGGCATATCCGGCGTCCTGTTCAATGCCGAGAAACCGAATCCGTTCGAGCTTCGCGGCGACGCCAGTGGAGCCGCTGCCAGCAAATGGGTCAAGCACCAGCCCTCCCGGTGGCGTCACCAGCCGCACCAGATGCCGCATCAGCGCGATCGGTTTCACGGTCGGGTGGTGATTCCGCCCGGCCGCAGTGCGCCCGGCTCCGGCCCTTGGATTGTCCATCCCTGCGCTTCCGGCCGCGCGGCCGACGCGATCCTCGGCAGAGACTTCCGGAGCGTCGTCCGACAGGCCGAACTCGCGATCGGCCCTGCTCGCCTTTGCACAGTAGAAAAACCGCGCCGCGCTCTCAGATGTTCCCGAATCTGACTGCGGGAACATCGCCGTCACAGCCTCGCTGCCGTCGTGGATCAGATTGGCGGGCCAGCGGTTGCCATCGACGCGCCCTGCGTCGATGTTGATCCCACCAGTCCCATACGCAAGCACGGTCTCGGCCACCGTCCCGACGATCGGCTTCCGCGCCAGCACTGCCGGTTCGTGTGCGGGCTTCAGCGCCGTCCCCCATCCGGCCCACTGGCGAGCCTCGTCGGTCGCAGGGGCTGTCAGGTCATATACTCCCGTTGGAGTGCCTCCACCGTAATTCACTACGCCTTCCTTGCGATCCAGTCGCCAGTTTTGCCCGACCACCTCGCGCGCGGCTTCGTTCATGCTCTCAAACGGAAGCCCAAATGCGTCCTTGATCGTATTAAATTGATCGACCGTAGGAAGATTAAATCCAAGCTCCCAATTAGCTACACACCCAGTAAGCCCGCCAGATCGACTTGGAAATAATGCAGCGACTGCCTTCTGCGTGATACCACGAGATTCTCTCCAAGCGCGGAACCACGGCCCAAACCATGCAATCTGCGATCCGCCCCGTCGGTCAATTGCCTTACTGATATCCAGCGATTTCGGGAACCCTGAACCATACAGCCACAACACCTGGTCGCGGATCTGGAAGCCCACATCCTCGACCGCGCACGCCAGCCGGTGATACGTGCGGCTCCCGCCGAAGGCGATCAGGTGCCCGCCCGGTTTCAGCACGCGCAGGCACTCGCGCCAGACGGTCACATCGTAGGCAATGCCGGATGAATCCCACGCCTTGCCCATGAAGCCCAGCTCATAGGGCGGGTCGCAGATTACCGCGTCCACTGATGCGTCTGCAATGCCGCGCAGCACCTCCCGGCAATCGCCGTGCGTCACTGACCACATACTCACCACTTCACACGGTTAGACCAGTACGCCGCGCTCATTTTCCCTTTGGCGATGTTCTCGGCATGGCGCGCGCGGAAGGCCTCACGACGCTCACGGTCTGCGGCCGACTCGCCTTCGCGGCGCGGTGACCCTTTCACGCCCTGTTGGCCGAAGCGGATCGTTTTGACCTCGCCGTCTTCCTTGGCCACCACCACGTGAGACTTCGTCGGATGCGACGGCGTGCGCTTCGGCTGGTTGTAGTCTTCCAGCCCCAATCGGGTCAGGCGCGGGTCTTTCGCTTTCTTGGCCATTGGTTCACCTCTGCGTCGTGGTCGTGCGTTGAAACGGCACCACGTTGTCTGGCACGTGGCGTGTGGCCCAGTAGGTCTGCAAGACAATCCCCGCGTTCATGCCGTAGAACGTGGCCACCGCCCACGCCCACCACGGCCCGAGGCCCAGCCCGACAATAAAGCCGACGCCGAGCGCCAGATAGGCGGCCATCTGCGCCAGCACGGCCCAGCCGCTGCGCCTCACAGCCATGACACGTGCCCCATGCCCACGCCGCCACGGGCCACGGGAGGCCATGCCTGGTGAATCCAGTAGCCGAGCGCGTCTGAGATGTGGGTCAGCATGGGGTTGCTCCGCTTGTCAAGGTCACCCGCGTCAGTATAAACCACTTGCTCTAGGTCGCTGATGAGATGCTCGCAGGACGGGTCCACCGTCAGCCGTGCCGCCCCGCTGGCCGTCTGGCACCGCGCGTTGACGGCCTCCACGCGGTCTTTCACGTGCGGGGCCACCTTGGGAATGTAGAAGCTGCCCCCGCCGAAGACCTCACGCAGCACCGCATGGTCAGACGGGCCAGTCGTCTTCCCTGCCCGTCCCGCCGGATCGCCGTAGACCTGCACGGCCCCGCGGTAGCCCGCCTCGGCCAGCAGGTCACGCGCACGGGACGCCGCCGCGCGGGTCGCCTCGCCCCCGGCACTCGTAATCCAGACTTCTCTCCAGACGCGGGCCTCGTCACCGATGCGCTGGCAGATGAGCGCGGTGGCAGGCTGGATGTTGAAGTCGAACGTGACCGCCACGGGTGCCCCAGGCTCCAGCGTGACTGGGCGCACGTGCTGGCCCCGCACGAAGGCATAGTAGGCGCGGCCAGACAGCGCCTCAAACGAGGCTTCGAACTCCTGCCGGAACGCGCGCGCGTCCATCTGCTGGCGCATCTCTTCAAGCAATTCGCGCGGGATGTGCGGCGCATCGGCCGTGCGGAACTGCCACGAGGCCCAGCTGGCCCACCGCTGGTCGGTGGACTGGCCCCGCGCGTAGAGCTGGTAGAGATGGTTGAAGTGCTTCGGCGTGCCCGTAAACAGCGCCGTGCCGCGCGTGGTCAGCAGCATGGGCTGCACCACCTCTTCCCAGATGGCCAGCCCGTCGCGCCAGTCTTGGAACTCGTCCATGATGGCCTTCCGCAAGCCCCTGCCACGCAACCGGTCGGGATGCTCGGCCGACTTGCACGCCACGCGGCAGCCCCAGTGCGTCCACAGTTCCATACGCGATTCGTTCGGGTCACGCGCCAACCAGTGCCGCGGCACAATGGCCCGTAGCGGCTCCCACATGAGGTCACGCGCCATGTCGTAGGTGGGCGCGATATACCAGAGGGTGCCCGGTGTGCCCATCTCGCGGAGCGTCTCAGCCTTGCACAGTTCCGTCTTGCCCCAACGTCGGCCGCTGACCAGCACGCGGTAAGCGGCGTCGGAGTCGAAGACCTGCGCCTGCCCCGGATGCAGGCTGAGGTCAGCCGTCGCCACGGTCAATGCGGAGCGTGAAGACTGGCGCGTCTCCGAGGATTTCCTGCTTGTCCGGGGCGTCAAGGCCCAGATACTTGGCGCGGCGCTCCTGCACGCGCAGCAGCGTGGCAATCGCGGCCGTATCGCCCTCAGCCGCCTTCGGCCATAGCGCGGAGACGTAGTCGTCCAGCCGCCGCAGTTCAAGGTCGCGCACGGCTTCGGCGTCCTCCGCGGTGATGGTGCGGAGGGCCGAGAGTTCCGCTTGCACGTCGGCATACGCCACTTCGACCGAGACACCGAGCCGTTTGCCAATCTGCCGATACGTCAGCCCTTCGCGCCGCAAGCTCAGAGCCTGCGCGCGGCGCTCGACAATCTGCGTCTCCTCGGCCGTGTGCGGCGGGCGGCGCTTGTCGCTTTTCGTTTTCGCCTTGCGATACGGCGCGATGGGCTTGGTCACCGGCATGCGGTCTACTCGGCGGGGGCCGTCTCCGTCTCCACCACCGTCTCGGTGGCGTCATCCATCGTGTAGGTCTTGGCCGGGTCCAGCCCCGCCTCACGTAGCGCGGTGTCGAAGGCGTGCTTTGTCTGCGCGGCCAGCACTTCCAGCTTCATCTGGGCGTTCTGATGCTGCACGACCGCCGCCTTGAGTTTCCAGTAATTCGTGACGCGCATTATTCCTCCACGTCCGGCGGGGCAGGCGGGGCCACGGGCAGGGCCACCGGGATGCCCGTCTGGGCCTCAATCATGGGCAACATCTGGTTCACGTAGGCCAGCACGTTGGCGACCACCGCCGGGTCGTCGACCGTGTAGCCACGGCTGCCCACGACGCCCAGCACGTCGTCTTCAATGTTGATGGTGTAGTTCAGAACCGTCGTGCCATCCAGCCGAAACTGGGCCGCGGCCTGGAGCAAGGTGCCTGTGAGTGCCATGGGTCTCTCCGTTAGGTGGCGTTCGTCGTCGCCAGTAAGTAGTATACCGTGCCGTTCACTTTGAGTGCGATTTTGTGGGTCACCGTCGTGCTGGTAATTCCGGCATTGGTGACGCCACTCCCCTCACAGTAGATGGCCGGGATCGTATTGCCCGCGCTGCGGTCGACGCTATAGACCTGTACCGTATCGGCCGGGCCGCTGCTCGGCTCCGTGCCATTCTTCAGGCCCAGCACGCCTGCCGCCGAGGTGCCAAAGGTCGTGACGTTGACGCCCACGTTTCCGCTGCCATCGAGGCGCAGGCGCTCGGAGCCGCCCGTAAAGATCGCGATGTTGTTGGCTGACGTTTCGGTGATGTAGGTATCGCCACTGCCGTCGACATTATCGAGCAGGAGTTTAGCCGCCGCACCCATCGCCACATCGCCTGCGGCGGTAATCCTCAGACGCTCCGTGCTGGCCGTGCTGGCATTGGTGGTAGAAAACCGCAGATTGGCCGACATGTTCGTGTCGGACACGTAGGCAGAAACAACAGCGCCGATTACCGCCAGCGTGCGGTAATTGGTACCGCCATAGGCTTGGAACGTAAAATTTCCCATCGTGTCTGCGGCGGCGACCGCCGATGGCGACGCTTGCGTGCCTCGTGCCTTGCGGATGGTGTTGAGTCCCCCGCTGGCATCGGTGCTATACCGCGTTTGACGGGCCGTGACCGCGCCGTCACGCATAATGTCGAATACCTGCAAGGCTGTGCCTGCGGCCACCCCAATGCCGAGGTTGCCGTTCGAATCGATGCGGACGCGCTCACTGCCGCCAGTGGCAATGGCAATTTCATCAGCCACTGGGAAAAACACACCGGTATTCAAGTCGCCGCTAGTCGTGATTGCTGGCGCACTGGCGCTGCCCGCCGTGACCGTTACTGGCCCATCGCTGAACACGTAGCCAGTCGTGGCCCCACCAAACGTGAGCGTATTGGCCGCGTGCGTGATGGTGACATCGCCTGCGTTGAAGTTCACGACCGCGCCAGACGCGAGGAACAGGTCAGACCATGCCGTGCCAGACGCTCCCAGCGCGGCCCCGTCATTCGCCGTCGGACGCACGGTGGCCGTGCCAAATGTGGTCAGCGTGCCCGTCGTGGAAATTGCCGTGACGCCACCGGCCACGAGGTCGAGCGTGTTCGCGGCTGATTCGACGAGGTAGGTGTCTCCGGTTCCGGCTACGCCATCTAGGCAGATGCGCGAAGTTGATGGAATCGCCGCGTGCCCGCTATTATTGACAGTAAATCGAATATTCCCAGCGCCGTCAGACAGTACAAGATAATTACTGGCGGTTCGGATA